TTGAGCGTACCATAATTTTAGTCCTTAGCTCGTTTTATCATAAGCTAAATCGCCAGTACCTTCAAATGACATTGAGTATTCTGTTACTCCGTCAAATGACTGTGATCTAGATATGCTTGTTACGATTGCTGAACCTTTATACATTGCTAAGTTTGCAACGCTTAGGCCGCCTGGATAAACTTCAAAGTCTATCTTGTCGCCGGCTTGTACTACTGGTGCAGTTGGTGAGTTGTCGTGGCCAATAGCCGCGTCATCAATGTCCCAATAGCCATCAACGGATCCTGAAAATCCCTTGAAAGTTGCAACTATTTCTCTTGAAGCATCGCCCATTGATGTTGTATCAATAGTCTCTGATGTTTCTTCTAAAGAAAAAGCTGTTACATTTAGCATGTTATGAGTAGCACTTAGTGATGTACCAGTGTCTGATAATCGTACTATTCCATTTAAACCTAATGTTTCTGCCATCTTATATTCTCCTAATAGCTTCTGTTACTTAGTGCAACAGTTGTTAAACATTACCACGGGTGTAATAATATTCAACAGTGTAGATTATTGCTGCCTGTCCATATGGTGCAGTTTCACCTATTTCTCTAATAACGATTTCCGCCACACCGCTGTTAATAGCTTTATTTCCTAATGTTACATCTAGTGCAAGTTTCTCTTCAACCTTTTCCATAATAGTATTACGACTTTGGTCTCTGTTGTTACTGTACACTACAATATTAAGAATAATATCCATTGTAGCTTTGCGTCTTATCTCATTACCATAACTTGAATCTTCGCGTCTTTCATTAGCACTTTCCACTAGTACATGTGGGTAACTTGTGACTGCTAATTCTGTCAACACTTTAGGTTCTCTAGTTACTGTTTTGACTTCAGTGATTGCATTTATCTGACTGACAATGTGTGCTGTAATGTCTTCTCGGATACTCATTATCTATAAACCCTATCTGCTCTTTGTCTATGTACTTCACCTTTAGATATAGTACCATCATCGTCCGCATCATATTCAACTCCTTGAGCCATTTCCATGTCCATCTCTTCGTTGAATCTTGATTTGTAAAATGTGATCATTTCTCTAAATGTGTCCCCACCGACTGTGAATGGTGATAGGGAAGGTAGGATATGAGTACTCAATGCACGAAATATAGTAGCTCTACGCCACTGTGCTTCGGTCAATAGAGAAGCATCGTATGCACTTCCTACAGCGGAACCAACCTGATTGTATCCCCCTGAATAAGTCTTGTTGTACCAATTTACTTCTAAATATCGTTTAACATCTTTTTCTGCTTCAGCTAAATCTGAAGAGAAATCAGTTATACCGTGATTTATAATAGTCGGTAAAACTTCAACTAGTTGTGCGTTTGTTGCAAAGGCCATATCCTATCTCCTATTTAATTATATGATTACAGAGTTGCGTCTGAAGTCATCTTAACAATTTTAGTATTGTCTAAAAGTGCTGCACCAAAGGCTGCTGAAGCAACAACTTCAAAGCCACGGATTGATTCGTCACGCTGTGTAGCAATACGAAGATCTCTCTTCATTACCATACCAATAGCTGCTGGATGGAATACTGCTGAAATAGCGTCACCTGAACCGTCAACATCTACTGAAGCTGATTCAAAGATTTTAATTCCAGATACTGTACCTAAGAAGTAATCTCTTGCTGCTGTGTTAACTAGATCATTTGCACTCGGGTTAGTACCTGAGTTCAATAGTGCTTTTTTAACATTAAACGCTGCTAATGGGTTTAGTACTGCTACTAGACCTTGCATAGGTACACTTGCGTTACGCAATGTAGCTGCTGCTTTTAAGATGTGTTCAATTGTTAGTTCTGCACCTGCACCAGGACCAGTGTCGATTGAAGCGCCTGTAAATAGGTCAACAATAACTTCGTCCATAGCTTGAGCAACACCACCACCTAATACTGCGCCAGCATCTTGTGCTACTGCTAGTGGTGAAGATTCCATGATAATATCTTGAATAGTTGTCATAGAACCAAATTCTGCTGCTGTAATGTTTACGGCTGTTGCCGCAATGTTTTCGTTTGAAAGGTCAGCGCCAGCTGCTAGAGCTGTCATTGCTGCCGCTTTCGGCCATACTGGAACACTAGCTGTTAAGCCAGGTGTGCCTTGCATGTTGTAGATTGTTACTAAGTTTCTTAGTAATGCGTTCTCGTTCATTGTAAACTGAGCTGCTTGAGTTACATTTTCAAATAGTTCACCAGCTGAGTTACCTGTGTCGATTTCGTTAGCCATTTTATTTTTTCCTTATAAAAATGACAATAACCAGATTACTGATTATTGCTAAACTTTCTTGAATTACCAATTTTATGTTTCTGAGCGTAAATTGCTCTATGTTCCGGATTAGCCATATCAAGATCGGATAATTTAACTTCTCTTGAAGTTGTATGAGTTGCATTTCCCGTTGCACCACTTCCTGATGGTTGTGCTGCTTTGAAATATGCGTTTTGAGACATAAACTCTTGTACTGCTTGATCCAGTGTTACTGGTTCTGCTGTATTAGTGTCATATCTCTGATTGCCATCTGCGTCAATAACTTCCACTGTTCCGTTGTTATAACGAACCTGTGCTTTAAGCAAGTTAGATACATGTTCAGGGTTAACTGCTTTATGCTTTGATGCTGCACTTAATAAGGCACCATCTACATGAACTTTTTCAAGTTGTGCTTGCATAGTAGCTAACTTAGAATCAGCGTCTGACTTTTGCTTATGAAGTAATTCTTCAAATTGCTCTTTTTTCATCATCTGTTGTTCTTTAGCTTGCTCAGCTGCGGACTTCAGATTATTATACTCTTCTAAGTCAATGTTCTCAAATTTACGCTCGACTTGTTTAAGTCTGTTAGCGATGATTCTATCAACATCTTCTTGTTTGAAAAGTTTCTCAGCCTGGTTTGATTGTGTATCCTGAGTTTCTGTTGTTCCAGTATCAACAGCTTCAGTGTTTTCTATGATTTGTTTTTCGTCCATATTACGATTCTCCCTTGCAAGGATAATTATTAGGATATTGGGGGGTTGTCATCAACCTATCCTATAAAGCTATTTATGCCTTATACCCATTACCATCATTTGGCAACGCTGGTATGTTCATATTAGCATGATCTTCAGCTATACCATCTAGTACACGCTGTAGATCTGATTCATCTTTGATCATCAATCTCGCAACTTCGTTATGCATGTAATGCACAAACCCATCATGTGGTACTGCTCCTAGTGCGGCAGTAATCAATGCTAGTTCCTGATGCTTGTCTCTTAGATCAAACTTCTTTTCATATTCAATATGGAATTCATCTGTTGGTTCAACTCCTTGAAGATCAAACCACATGTTCCACATTTTCTTTTCTGCTGACTCTAATACACCAGCAGTATCTGCTAGTTTAGCGTTCAGCATTTCCTTTTCCACTTGTAGTGAAATTCCTGACTGGGCACCCTTCTTAGCTTTAATAGCTGTAAGGTGACTCAATTCATCTATAGCATCTACTTTTTGTTCAATGCTTCTTAGTATGCCATCAACACTGGCACCTGTTGGTTGTAGCAAATAGGGCGCAGTATTAGTATCTTCTGGGATAGTAATAATAGCACCTGCTCCACCTGAAATTTCAGCAGCGGGTTCGGCCACAATACTTGGATGACTACTTAGTCTTATAGTGGCATACAATTCCGATGACAAGTTGTATATTTCTCTTTGCAGATCACATACATCACCCACTGCACTTGTACCCACTCCCTTGTGGAAACTCTTATCTGTTTGTACATGTATAAAAGGAACATATCCAATAGGATTAGGATATTCTTCATAGTTCAATATTTTGCCATATTCCAGGCTCAAATTGTCTCTCTGTGAAGCAGGTTCACTAATTTGATTTCCATCATAGTGGTGAGCTCCGCCTTTTGCTACTGTGTATACTTCTATCATATCAGGATGCCAACAACGAACTACATCATAATCTTCATATGACTCATCAATTACTTTTACATAATCCAATGTTTTTTGTCCGTTAGTTTTCTTACTGTAACTCCAGTCTCTTACATTAGTAGGACTGTAAAGTGTTGAGTATGTTCTGATATCTTCTGCTATTTCTTGTGCTACTGTTTCTACTTGGTATGCTGGACGGTCCATGCCAATCCATGCGCCACCGTAAATAGTAACCATGTCGTTAACTTCTCTCATGAAGTCATCTAGTGTTGAATAGTCTAAATCTGCGTTACTTAAAAATTGCATTGCAAACGGGTTATCTACTAGTACACCCATAGTTCTTTTTGGTGGGTTCCTGAATAGAAAACTTCTGTATGCATCAACGATTTGACGCACATGGTTTTGTAATGCTGTGTCTACTAGCCTTTGTTGGTATTGGTTACCAGGTGCTTGATCTTCTGCAATGTATTTGCGTAAGTATGCACCATCTCTATATTCTTCTGCACCCATGTAACTACGCATGTAGTAGTCCCAACGATACGCATATTCTTGATATCCAGGGTGTATAGAACTTAATTGTTTTGATGTTTTCATCTATTTATTTCCTCCATTGAGTAAATTTAAACTGTCCTAGGACATTGCCATAAGGCCATTAACTGAGCAATTGTTAACTAATGTTATTTATCATCTGAGAACCAACGCCTTATCCAGGAAACTTTAAAAGGTTGACAAGTGTTCAAAGTTGTTGTATAATATAGTTAATGTTGAGTAACAGAGGTACATGCGACTGTATGTGCCAACTAACTCCTATATGGTTTCTCCTATGAAGCATATAGGAGTTTTTTTATGGTTAAAATGCACCATACACTTTAGCTGTACGCTGTGTATATTCTTTACGCAATGGATACAGGTAACTTACCATATAACCCCAACTATCATTAACACCATCATATCCATGTTCAGCATCTTTAATAGGAATGCTTGTTCCTGGCTTGTACTGTTGTTTACTAATAGCTGTAATAGTTTCTCTGCAAGTTGGATCCACAAACAAGTGTCTGCTTCCTTCTGCATTACACATCAACCTATTGCCTGCGTTTATTCTGTCTTTAACTAGTGGATGACTTCTTGGTGCTCTAAGTTCCATGCCCCATTGCTTTACTATAAGGTGATCAGTGTTGTCTCTAGCACTAGTACGCCTTTGATTACCAGCAGGATCAGCATATAGGAATATCTTCTTATTGGGATACTTTTCTTTTATTGCACTGCATATCTCATCAGTATTGGTATTGTTTAATACTATCTCATCAAATATATGTAAGCCATCTGTGTACTTGGCGGCTACGATTGCGGCCATTTTGCTTACATTGAAGTCTAAGCCTACATGCAATTGGTTAGGTA